CAAGAAATAGAAAAGATTTGCACGGAGTGGGGAGTACATCACCTTTTCACCTTCAACCGTTCATCGTCAAAACGTCAAATTATCTGCCAAAACGGATATATGGCGATGTTTCGTGGTTTAGATGACCCAGAAAAGATAAAATCAGCCACGCCGCAAAAGGGCGTTATCACGGATATTTGGATTGAAGAAGCGACCGAGACAAACAAGCCTGCGCTAAAACAACTCAAACGCAGATTACGCGGCAAGAGCAAAGTTGAAAAACGAATAACGCTGTCATTTAATCCTATTTTGAAGTCTCACTGGATTTATGAGACCTACTTTGCAGGCATTGGTTGGAGCGAAAATCAGAGCGTTTATCGTGATGATGATTTGCTCATCCTGAAAACAACCTACAAAGACAACGAATTTCTTGAAGTGGACGATATAGCGGAACTAGAAAACGAGACCGATAAATACTGGCATGATGTTTATACGTTGGGGAACTGGGGGACGCTCGGACACGTTATTTTTACGAATTGGGAGATTGCCGACCTATCAGGCATGACCGACCAATTCACAAACCCGCGCAACGGGTTAGACTTTGGATACGCGTCCGACCCCGCCGCGCTCTGGGTATCTCACTATGACCGCAAGCGCAAAACGATATATCTCTATGATGAGTTATATCAAACAGGGTTGCTAAACGATGCGCTTGCTGAACTGGTGCGTGGTAAAATCGGGCAACAGAGAGTAATCTGCGATAGTGCCGACCCGCGCAGTATTGCGGAGTTGCGCCGTCTTGGCGTGAGTGCCTACGGTGCCAAAAAAGGCAAAGGTTCGATTTTGCACGGCATACAGTGGTTACAACAGCAAAAAATAATCATAGACAAGCGGTGCGTGAACGCTATCGCAGAATTCGGCGGGTATAAATGGAAAGAAGATAGAAACGGAAACCCCGTATCCCCGCCGATGCCGCTTGGAAAACTTGACCATCTGATTGACGCCGGACGGTACGCAACCGAAGAAGATGCTGTAAGACGCCGCTCCGGTTGGGCAAAAGTAAAGGAATAAAACTATGGATACTGCATTAACTAATCTCAACTTTTTGAATAATGGCGAAGCGTTTCCCCCACCGTCTCAGGTTGCGCGTCTCAACAGATATGCGCGCAATGAGAAGCTATTTGACAACGCAAAAAAAACAGACGAAGAAACCTTTCGCTACGTTGTGCAGGTTGTAAATAATCAGTTCAGAGTTGTATCCTATCGCATCTCTGTAAATTTCTACCGCCTGATTAGCAAAAAAAACGCTGATATGCTATTTGTGGAGCAACCTACATTTAGTAGTGACGAAACCACGCAGGACACGGTAGACGAAATAAACAAAAAGAGCCGTCTTGCTCTGCGTGGTTGGGAGACCGCTATTGATGTTAGCAGATTCGGAGATGCAATCTATACCGCCAAAATAGGCGATGATGGGAAAGGCTATATCGGCGTTTCTTCTCCAAAATTATGGTATCCAATAGTTTCAGCTTCGGACGCGAAAGAAACCATTGCTCATGTTTTGGCGTGGATTGTAACGAAGCAAATCAAAGACCAAGAAATCAAAGAATTACATTATCAAATCCATTCGGTCGGTGAATACCTGCAAGGCGCAAAGAAAATCGAAGGCGGTATTATTGGCGATGATATTGTGGATGCTTACGCGGATGAGATTGTCAAAACTGGATTTGATGGTTTTGCGGTAGAGCCTGTGCAAAACATCACCACCACATCAAGCATATTTGGCATAGACGATTACACGGATTTATATAGTCTGATTGACGAATTGCAAATTAGGCTAGAAAAAAATGCGATGGTACTGGATAAACACAGTGACCCGTCTATGGCTGGGCCCGCAAGTGCGCTTGATTATGATGAAGAAACTGGAGAGACCACGTTTACGCTTGGCAAGTTCTTCATTGAGGAGGGCGAGGATAAAGGCACTTTGCGATACGTAACGTGGGACGCTCAAATGAGCGCATCTTTTGATGAGATAAACAAAATCCTTGAATTGCTCGCCGTGTTATCAGAAATGGGCGCGGTTGTGTTTGATTTTGACAAAAACAATACTGCTCTATCCGGTACAGCTCTGCGATTGCTATACACAAGTGCATTAACGAAGGTGCGGCGCGTTAGAAATAATTTTGATTACTCTCTAAAACACCTTATTGAGATGGTATCAGGCGTTGGATACCCCGCAAAAGTCGAAACCGTCTCAATCGGCTGGAAGGACGGCTTACCCGATGACCCCAAGGAGCAAGCCGAAATCGGTGCAATTCGCACAGGTGGCAAAGCCACTGATAGCGTGGAGTCTCAAATCATGGTACAGGACGGATTATCCGCCGATGAAGCTAAAGAGAAATACACGCAAATCATCACCGAAGAAGGCGAGAAGGTGAGAGCTATGCAAAGCGGAGAAATCTCGTTTTTCAATGAACCTATAGAGACGATAGAATAAGATGCTAACCGCCGACCAGCTAGACTCTCTCACCGTACCGATAACGGAGTTATACGAGCAATATATAATCTCCGTGATTGAAGATATGGCGCGGCGCATATCTAAGATGGGTATGTCAAGCTCGTCTGCTTGGCAGATGCAACGCGTCACTGAAAGCGGCGCGGTGTTTGAAAATGCGCTTGCTGAGATAGCGAAACTTACCGGACAAAGCGAAGCGGTACTCAAAAAGACGTTTGAAAAAGCTGGCGTAACCGCTATGCGCTTTGATGACAGTATTTACAGAACAGCGGGACTAAAACCGCTTCCGCTGAACATGTCGCCGCAAATGATACAAGTTTTGGCGGCTGGATTAACAAAGACAAACGGGATTGCCAGAAATTTGACCTTGACAACTGCGCTGGACGCTCAAATGCAATTTGTAAACGCCGCTGATTTAGCCTATTTGCAGGTTAGCACGGGCGCAATGAGTTACCAGCAGGCAATTAGTCAAGCGGTGCGTGGCTTTGGTGATAGCGGCTTATCTGTGCATTATCCTAGTGGATACGCTGATAAATTGGATGTTGCCATGCGCCGAACTGTATTGACCGGCGTTACACAAACAACGAGCGAGTTACAATTGGCACGAGCGCGCGAGATGGGGCAGGATTTAGTTCAAACTTCGGCGCATTATGGAGCGCGCGAATCCCATCAACTCTGGCAGGGTCGTGTTTTCTCGCTGTCAGGAACGAGCGACAAATACCCCGACTTCGTGGAAAGCACAGGTTACGGGACGGGCGCGGGGCTTAGTGGCTACAACTGCCGCCACAGTTGGTATCCGTTTTTCGATGGCATATCAGAAAATGCTTACTCCGCGCAAGACCGAGAAGCGATAAACTCCAAAACCGTCACCTACAACGGGCAGAGTATGAGCGTCTACGATGCCATGCAAGAACAGCGCAAAATAGAGCGAACAATTCGCAGGTATAAACGCCGTGAAGCCACTGCAAACGCGTCTGGCGAAGTCACTGGCAATTATGACGATGCAATCCGAGCGCGTGCGAAAATTAGCCAATGGGAAACGCAGCTAAAAGATTTGCTGAAACAAACAGGATTGAAACGAGATAGGTTTAGGGAGAACGTATGAGCCGAGAAATGAAGTCATTCCTAAACCTGCTTTATTCGCTATGCAAGCAATATATTAGCTGGTATGAAAAAGAGATAAAAAATGTAGTATAATGAATCTACAGCGTCATGCTCTTTGGGTAGGGCGTAGCACAACAAACGGGACAATTGCCACGTTTTAGCAGATATATTCTGCTAGGACGTGGTTTTTTATTTGCCTAATTTGACGGGGCTTATCGTCAAAACACTATCAAGGTGGAGTCGACCACCGTTATAAAAAATCTAATGGAGAAAAAAATGGAATTCCTAAAAGAATATCTAGGTGAAGAACTTTACAAACAAGTTGCCGAAAAGCTGGCTAAGACTGATAAGGTCAAGCTGGCAAACCTTGCCGATGGTGGTTACGTTGCGAAAGGCAAATTTGACGCTGAAACCGATAAGGTCAAAACGCTCAAAGATGACCTTGAAAAACGAGACGCTGATTTAGCGGAACTCACCAAAAGCGCAGGGCAATCCGAAACGCTCAAAGCCGACCTTGAGAAATTGCAGAGCGAATACAGCGAAAAAAGCAATGCTTACGAAAAGAGCTTACTTAACGCTGATATAAAACTCGCAATCATCGAATACGGTGGACGCGATCCGATTTCTGTTATGGCTCATCTCGACACAAGCCAAGTGCAAAAAGTCGAAGGCAAATTGACAGGATTAACCGAGCAACTTGACACCGTAAAGGAAAGCCGAGATTATCTTTTTGGAGACCAAAAACCGAATTTTCAATCTAATCCGCCCAATCCACAAACGCAAGAAGGCACGAGCGATTATCAAACACGGCTAAACGAAGCTCGAAAGAAAGGCGATAATGTTCTCGCAATCAAGATTAAACAAGAAGCGTTTGAGAAAGGCGAGTTGCTAATATAAGGAAAAAATATCATGGCACAAATTTCAGGGCAAGGTACTATCTGGAATCTCCCTAACTATTGGGGCGAATTATTCACCGCCGATGTGAGACGTTTCCCGTTTCTCTCGATGATTGGCGGAATGACCGGCGGGTTGCAAACTCCGAATTTTGAATTTGCAACTTCGAGCGAGTACGATTTCCCCGCCGCCGCGCAACCCGCAATTACTGAAACTGGGTCTTTGACCGCCCCCACTGCAACCGAAGCGGTACGCGCGCAAGTCAAAAACGTGACGCAGATTTTTCAACAAGCGGTTAATTTGAGCTACGTCAAGCTCTCAAACGGCGGTCGGTTATCCGGTATCAATACCGCTGGCGAAGCCAACAGCGTAGCCGATGAAAACGCTTGGCAGATTAATTACAATCTGCAAATTATCGCTCGCAATATCGAATATGTCAATTTTAACGGTGCGTATCAAATCGCAACGTCCGCCGCAGTCGCTAACAAAACTCGCGGCATGCTTGCCGCGTGCGCTCTTTCTGGTGGTACTGTTGTAGCCGCTGGTGGCGCAACGCTTGATAAGACTCTCATGGATAGCCTGCTTCAAGCGATGTTCGCCGCAGGCGCAGAATTCGCAGTTCCTGTAATTTGGGTAAACGGTTTTCAGAAACAAAAAATCTCTGATATTTACGGATATGCCCCAACTGACCGAGTAATCGGCGGCGTGAACATCAAGCAAATCGAAACCGACTTCGGTACTATCGGTATTGCGGATGCTCACCGATTTGTACCTACTTCCGCCGTGCTTTTAGCAGATATGGCAGTCATAAAGCCTGTAACTCAACCTGTTCCCGGCAAGGGTAACTTCTTCCTTGAAGCGTTGGCGAAAACCGGCGCATCCGAGAATAGCCAATTATTCGGACAATACGGGCTAGACCACGGGCCCGCATTCGCTCACGGCGCAATCACTGGATTAGCTACTAGTTAAAGGCGGCTAAGATGACAACCCAAGCAGAATTTTCAGAAAAACTTGACGAATATATTGGCGTGCAACCGAAGTTGAAAGACCTTTTGGAATTACTCGCCGGTATCTCCGAGAGATACGAAGAAGCGATGCAGGGTGATATTGTTATGACAATTACTCCTGCAACAGCTACACCCTCCCCGACATCGGCGGCGTGGACTCGCGATGTTGTTGTCACTATCGAAAACGCGGCGGGCGATACGCATGATTGGCTCAACGGTGCTTATACGACTACGGTATCCGTAGGCAACACATCCACCGCAGGCACAGCGTCCATCACGTCCACTACGCTAACCTTAGTCAACGGAACAGCAACGATTGAAGTCAGCGGCGATGCCGCCGCTTGGCTCAACACCGAAACTGACACGCTCACGATTGGCAATTTGTCGATCATGGGCTACACCGTAACTGGTGGTACTTCGGTAGACACGTTCACGACCTAATCAATACGGGGAGGGTTTACGCCCTCCCCAATATGGTGAAATTATGAAATACAAATCAGATATTGAAAATCTTATCGTTTATAAAGTCGGGCGTTTTGAAGGCGGTGTTTTAGAGACCGATAACAAAAAGCACATTGCAATTCTTGACCGCGTTGCCGAATGTTATCGCGCAGATGGTTCTACTCCCGAAGAAGTCGCAATCGAAGAAACTCCCGAAGAAGTCGCAATCGAAGAAATGAGCGTTAAACAGTTGCGAGCCTACGCAAAGAAAAACAGTATCAAAATTCCCGCAAAACTGCGAGCGAGAAATGATATTTTGAAAGTTGTAAAAGGCGGCACAAAATGACCGCAATCTCTCATATATCAGACCTAATCGGACGTATAGCGGGGAATGTCCGAAAA